ATCCGACGTGGCAAGCCAGTCCTCGTGATCTCTACTGCTCACCAGTTGGATCTTGCTGTGGAGATCTGTGAGCAACTTGCTCCGCTACTCGAGGCGAAGTTCGGCGCGAAGGCTTACTGGAGTTACGGTCGTAACGAGGTTGTCATGCCGGACGAGTCGCGCTGGCTAGTCCAGGCTGCAACACCGAAAGCGTTTCACGGTTTCTCGCCGACGTATATCGTGGCCGACGAAGTGTGGAACATCTCCGCCGACGTTCTCTTCAATGGCGCTCTCCCATCTCAACGCGCAATGCAGTCTCCTTTGCTGTCGTGCTGGAGCACCGCTGGCACGGAGGACTCACACGCGATGCTCAAACTTAGAGAGGAAGCGCTCCGCGCTATTGACGAAAAGAAGTTCTCTAAGTTGTTTTTTGCCGAGTGGAGCGTTCCCCCAGGCGTTGACCCGATGGTTGAAAAGGGCTACTGGGCGATGGCGAACCCAGCGATCGGCTACACCTTGGATCCCGAGATCTTGGTTGATGAGTCCGAGCAAGTGGACAAAGCAGCCTTTATGAGAGCATCTTTGAACTTGTGGATCTCGAGCGCTAACTCGTGGTTGAACCCTGGGGTCTTTGACAAGTTGACGACTTCTGTGATGCCAGATGGCGGAGTGTTGGCGGTGGACTCCAGCATTGACGAAAGTCTCTACTGTGGGATTAGGGCTCAACTCAACGACGAAGGACAGATCGCCGTGACCGTGGAGTTTGTGACAGACACTCTCGGCGCTTGCTGGGAGAAGGTGCATGAGTCCGCTAAGACTTGCCGACAGATCGCGCTCACGCCTTCGCTGTTCCAGATGGCCCCGATGGATCTAGACAAGAAAAAAATAGACGTCGGCTATGGCGAACTTGTCACCCACACAAGCACCATCCGTCAGCTCATCAACGAAGGACGCCTAGTGCATACCGGCGAGCAAATGCTCCTCGAGCACGTCAACCGCGCCGTCGGCGTCAAGACCCAGTCTGGGTACACGATTAGCAGCCAGAAAAGCAGCGGCCCGATAACAATGGCGAGGTGCATGATCTTCGCAGCTGCACTTGTAGCGAAGCCGACCCAAAAGGCAAGAGCAGCCATCGCCTTCGGTAGGTGATCACTTTCTATCTTTTGCCGTGGTGCTTGCTTTTGTCACACGCTAGGTAGAGACTCAAAGCGATGCCTCTCTTCGGTAAAAAGATCACCGCGCCAGCGTATAACTCCGCCCCACTAGGAGCCGCTTCTGGCGCGTCGCAGATAGGCCAGTTTTATTCGTACACCGTAGGGGCGTTCGAAGAAGCTGCACTATCTGTACCCACCATCACTCGCGCGGTTTCGCTGCTGAGTACGGTGGTGGGAACCCTCGACATGAAGTCCTACGTTCTCCAATGGAACGGCGAAGAATACGAAAAGATCTATGTGGAGGGCGAGTCATGGATGACACGGCCCGACCCTAAGGTCACTCGCAACTTCATCATGGCAAAAACAGCAAAAGACCTGATCCTATATGGGCGCGCTTTCTGGGCTGTGACCTCGCGCTACAGCACAGGCTTTCCTGCCAGTTTTCAATGGCTCCCAGCGAACCTCGTTCAAAGTCCCAATAATAGTCCGCCAGAATGGTTCGGCCCAGCAGACGAACTTGAGTTCAACGGGATGCCACTTGACACGAGCAACGTGATCCAGTTCCTCAACGGCAACCTCGGCGTCGTTTACTCTGGGCGTCGCGCCATACAGATCTCGCTCAAACTGGATCAGTCAGCAGAGCGCTTCGCCTCAAATGAAATCGCGGCTGGATATCTTCAGCAGCGCGGGGGCGAGCCCATGTCAGGCGAAGAGCTCGGAGAGATGGCTGCAGCCTGGGCCGCTAATCGTCGCTCCAATGCGATCGGCGCTCTTAATGAGTTTGTGACCTTCCAATCCTTTGACCAAGACCCGAGCAAACTACAGCTCGTAGAGGGACGCGAGTATCAGACAAAAGAACTTTCTCGCCTCATGGACATTCCTGCCTACTTGCTCGCCATTGACCAGAGCGGAATGACTTACTCGAACGCACAGCAGGCTCGACAAGACTTGATCCTTTTTGGGGCGCGCCCATTGCTTCACGCCATAGAGGAACGGCTGTCTATGGACGACGTACTTCCTCGAGGACGCCATTGCCAGTTCGATCTTGAGGAATACATCGGTCTTTACGCTCCAGACATGGCGGAGCCAGTCATGCAAGAGCCAGAAGTTAATCCACTCTCCGACACGAACAACCTGGAGTAATCATGATCCATTTTCACGCAGACATAGATCTCATTATCGCCGAAGCAGGCGACGAGAACCGCCCAGCGCGTATCGCCGGTATTGCCGTCCCCTGGGATGTTGTCGCAACTGTTTCAGGAGGTCAGCGCGTCAAGTTTCTACGTGGCGCGTTTGACCTAAATCAGAAAGCAGCAAAACTGCTAGAAAACCACGACATGAGCCAATTACGCGGAGTCGTTAATGCTCTCGCCGATAGCGACGCTGGCCTCGAGTTCGAAGCAACACTGGCGGACACTCGCGCCTCAAAGGATGCAGTCGCCTTGCTTAAGGCTGGCGCGTATGACTCGGTAAGCGTCGGCGCGAACCCAGTTCAATTCAAATACGACAAAGGCGGAGTGATGGTTGTGTCAAAAGCACAGCTCATTGAACTCTCCCTCGTTGCTGTTCCGGCATTTGCTGAAGCAGTAATAACAGAAATCGCAGCCTCGGCCGATCCTGAGGAAAGCGAAATAGAAGAAGAAACCCTAGACACCCCTGAGGAGGAAACAGTGTCAGAAGCAATCAAGGCCGAGTCAGCAGAGTCGGCAACAACCCCCACAAGCCCAATCGTTTACGCACAAGCACGACGCGACTTTAAGTTGCCGACGGCTGCTGAATATATGTGCAAGTTTGTTGCTGGCGGAGCCGAGTTCGCAGAATTCAACTCTCGCATCTATGCAGCTGCCCCAGACGTAGCAACAACAGACCTGCCAGGCATTTTGCCAACGCCGATCATCTCACCGATCTACAATAATTTTGTGGCCAATTATCGTCCGCTCATTACAGCGATGGGCGTTCGCCAAATGCCCCAGAGTGGCAAAGTGTTCATCCGCCCAAAGGTGGTCACCAATACCACCATTGGCGCAAGTAACGGCGAACTCGTAGCACTCGATCAGGGAACTTTCGTTGTCGATGACATTCAGATCACAAAAGCGCTCTACGGCGGATATGTGAAATTGTCTGAAGAGTCGATTGACATGACTTCACCTGAAGTACTGTCGGCACTTGTTGACGACATGGCTCGCGTTTACGCAAACGCCACCGACGTTGCAGCTTGCACCACATTCGAAGCAGGCGTCAGCCAGACCGAAACCTTGACCTCAGGCAGCAGCCCTGCCGACTGGGTATCTTTCATCTACAACTCAGCAGAGCAAATCTTGACGAACAGCAACGGCAACTTGCCAAACGTGCTCGTAATGTCTCCTGCGTACTACGCATCGCTTGGCGCATTGGTTGACGATGCAGGTCGTCCGTTGTTCCCGAACGTCGGCCCACAAAACGCACTCGGCACAACCCAGGCGTCGTCATTCAATGGCAACGCTTTCGGCTTGAACCTTGTTGTCGATCGCAACCTCACAGCTGCAGGCGGGAAAAACCTTTACGTAGGCGACTCAACTGGCTTCGAGTGCTGGGAACAACAGCGCGGAGCAGTCAGTGTTGACCTCAGCGACGGCGCTCTCGGTCGTGTCATTAAGTTCCGCGGATACTTCTCCTCGGTAATGATGGACGCCACCAAGTTCGTCAAGCGCGCCTAACCCTTAGCACCACCCGAGAAAGTTTGCATCATGGCAGTATTCGCAGTCACTCACCACCAGCGACTAAACGACTACGCCGTGGTGCAGACCCTCGAGGACACGGACATAGGCATCGGTCAGAGCATCATTCTTGCAGGCTTAGGCCACGGCTTCAACGGCACTCATACCGTCTATGCAGTCAACCCTTACTATTTTGAAGGCGTTGATGACGAAGGCGACCTGCTTTTCGACTACGACGTTTACATCGGGAACCAGATTATTTTCTACGATGCCGGTGAAGATCTGGAACGTAGTGCAGCGATCCCGACAGGGACGCTCACCTGGACTCAGACCTGCACATGGATCGCTTCTTCAGATGTGCTCAGTTGGCTCGGAATAGCCGTCAGTACGGCCAATGACACTTTATTCGTTGGCGCGTGCACGGACGCTGCTAACGCGTTCGCGTTTCGGCGACGTAAGGAGGCGGGTTATTTTGACTCGCTCACTACCGTCCCAGGCGCGGACGTCAAATTAGGTACGACGATGGTGGCTGGAAGCTTATTTAGAGAGCGTGGGAGCGTGGACTCCTTCGCCAGTTTTGAAGCAATGAACATTCCAGGCACAGTCGGCTCGATGGGACAGATCAACCGTCTTCTCGGCGTCAATCGGAGTCAAGTCGCATGAGTGCCTCAGGCATCTTTGCAAGCGCCCAGAGCACCCTTGTAGCGTCGCTCACGGGACTCGGGCTAGCAGTAGTCACCGATGCACGCAACGCTCGCCCGATGACTGTATTTGTCGAGCCCCCCACGTTCACTTGCTTTAACAGCAACATCGCCGAAATAACTTTCGGAGTGAGGATCCTTGCAGCGCCCCCAGGCAACAGCGACGCTAGCGACTACCTCATCACCACAGCCGACACGATCATGAACAGCGCGATCTCCCTTATCTCGGGGAGTCCTTCTGTCACGACAATCGGATCACAAGATATCCCCTCATACGATCTAGTCGTTCGTGTGGGAACTTCAAGAAACCCATAGGAGAAATCATGGCAACTACAACTTATTTATCACAACCGGCAGAGCTAAAAATTGCAACCATTGATCTCACCGATCAAGCCTCAAGCATAAGTTTTACTCTGGGCAATAACCCATTAACCAGCACCGCCTTCGGAGACCTCGGCGAGCGCATGGTGCCAGGATTACAGACCGTAGAAGGCACGATTACGCTTTATATGTCGTACGGCGCTTCAGAAGTTGAAGGCGTTATCGCTGGCGAAGTCGGTCAAGGCGACACAGTTATCGTCGTGAAAAAAGGCTCAGGCGCTATCGCAGCTGACAACCCAGAGTGGACAATTTCCAACACGATGATCGCTAACTACCCAATCACCTACACCGTCGGCGAACTCCAAGTGATGGAAGTTTCGTTCTCAGGTGGCACCTGGGTACGCGACATCACCCCCTAATCCCATCCCTTACCGTGCAAAGGAAACCCCATGAAACTATCCATCAAAGTCAACACAGGAGAAGGAGATTACGTTGTCGAAACTAATCTCTTTCACATTGTGCAACTCGAGCGGAAATACAAAGTCAAAGCATCCGATCTCGCTAACGGTATTTCGATAGAGATGCTCGGATACTTAGCTCATGAAGCTGCAAAACAACAAGGCCACAACCCACCAATCATCTTGGATGACTTCCTTAGAAAACTTGTGACCTTGGACGTCATCAGCAATGAGGCAGAAAACCCCATCGAAGGGGATCAGTAGCAAGGACGCTCGCCGAGCTTCTTGTCGAGACTGGCTACTGGCCCCCAGACATCAACTTCACCTTGCAGGATCTCATGACTTGCATTGACGTAATCAACTCTCAGAGAAAGAGCTAGACATGACAGCAACAGCAGACCTTGAAGTTGTTGGTCTAAAAGACGCGCTCAAAACTCTAAACAAACTAAATCCGACCGTCAGGCGGACAATCACTAAAGACTTCAAAAAGATTACGCAACCAGTAGTTGTTGACGCGCAAAGCAAAATCCCACAAATGCCGCTTTCGGGTTTTAAGTACAACTGGACAACAAAAAGCGGAGCAAAGTTGCTCCCTTGGGATAGCAGAGCATCAAGCAGACTCGTCAAGTCTGGCGTCTCAGGCAAGAAGCCAAAAGAGTTCCGAGGCAACATACAAAACGCCTCGGTCTTTTATATTCGATGGGCTGGCGCTATGAACACGATCTACGACATGGCAAGCAAAGGAAACCTCGGGAAAAGCCTCCGAACGCAAGGAGAACCGTCTCGAGTTTTGTGGCCTGCCTACGAAAGAAACAAAGCAGAAGTCGAAGCCCAAACTCTAGAACTAGCTTTTGACGCTATGCGCGCGGTTGACAGAATGATGAAAAAATAACATGGCAATAACCATTCCAATCATCACCGAGTTCGTCGGCGCTGGCGTTGACAAAGCGATCAAAGAGTTCAAGCAACTTGAAACCGTTGGCGCGAAAGCATCATTCGCCATTAAGAAAGCAGCCGTCCCAGCAGCAGCCGCTCTCGCAGGTCTCGGCGCTGTCGCTTTTGACGCTGTCAAAGGTGCAATGGAAGATGCGGCAGCTCAAGAACAACTTGCTCGCAACATCCGAGGCGTAACCAATGCGTCGGACTCGGCAATCAAAAAAAATGAGGACTTTATTTCATCGTTGTCAATGACGACCGCTACCGCCGACGACGAACTACGCCCAGCGCTTGCGAAACTTGTTGTCGGCACAGAGAACCTCGAAGAAGCCCAGCAAGGCCTTAGGCTCGCTCAAGACATCGCTGCCGGTACAGGCAAGGATCTCGCCACAGTTTCCGACGCGCTAGCGAAGGCTTACGCAGGCAACGACAAAGGACTTAAAGCCTTAGATCCGCGCATGAAGACACTTCTCAAAGACGGTCTAGATGTCGAGGGCGCGATGTCGGTGCTGGCGGACACTTTCGGAGGTGACGCGGCTGCAGCTGCAGACACCGCGGAAGGACGTTTCAAAAGACTGTCTATCGGCCTTGCCGAAACCAAGGAGTCAATCGGTGCGGCATTACTCCCAGCAATCCAAGCCGTCCTTCCATTCATCGAGCGGATCGGCACCTGGGCACAAGAAAACACCACGACCTTCCTAATCGTCGGCGGAGCCATCGCAGGCATCGCAACAGCCATCCTCGCCGTCAACTTCGCCATGAAAGCCTGGACGGCAGCCACTACCGCTTTCACAGCCGTCCAAGCAGCCTTCAACGCTGTAATGGCACTAAACCCGATCTTCTTACTTGTCGCGCTTTTTGTTGCGGTCGGCGCAGCTCTCGTAGTGCTTCAGGTCAAGTTCAACATTTTTGGCAAAGCATTTGAAGCAATCGGAAAAATGGCTAGCACCGTATTCGACGGCATCAAAGCAGGCTTCGCTGGCGTCGTCACCGCTGTCAGCGGATACGTAAACGGTCTAGTCGCTGTCTATAAAGGCTTATTCAACGGCATCGCCTCAGTCTGGAATAACACGGTCGGCAAACTTTCGTTCAAGATCCCAGGCTGGGTTCCAGTCATCGGCGGAGCAGGCTTCGATGTTCCCGATATCCCGATGCTTGCTAATGGTGGCATAGTCAACTCGCCGACGCTGGCGATGATCGGCGAAAAAGGCCCAGAAGCCGTCGTCCCACTTACAGGCAACAACGCTCCAAACATGGGCAACAACATTACTATCAACGTCAACGGCGGAGACCCGAACGCAGTCGTCGCAGCTCTCAGAAACTACATGAGGCAAAACGGTGCGATCCCGATCCGAATAACTAACCCATAATGGCAATCCAGACTTACACCGTCTCCTATTCGCTGGCATCAACCCCAGGCACGATCGTTGACCTCACGAACGTCGTGTCGTTTAGCATGAAGCAGGGGCGCGAGAAACAGTTAGACGAATACTCGGCAGACACCGCTCAAGTTGTCATCCGCTACCCAAACGGCTACGCCTCGCCGATCACCGCGCTTGTTCCAGGCAACATCATCCGTGTCAAGCACGACGGGTCGGGCGAATACATTTACGCTGGCTTCATCTCAGGCGTAAGCGTCAATTACGGCATCCCGTACTCTGGGGGCGTCGGAAATGCAGACTTCATCAACATCTCATGTGAGTCTTACTTTGCGCGTTTTGGCAGACTCGAAGGAAACGGGCAAGCGATTAACGGTGGATTATTTGCGGTTGTGGCGTCGGCGATCGAGTTCTACAGCGGTCTCACCATTAACCCACTCGCTAACGCGCTTACACAAAGAGTGTCGGATACGACTGTGAGCAACACTTACGGCGAATGGCTTTCGCAGTACATCCGAACGATTAACGGGCGCATGACACAGGCACTAGCTGTGATCGTTCAAGGCCCAGGCGACATCACCGCATCGGTCGCCTCATTCTCCGATACAGCAAACGACGCCACGAACCAGGTCTATGACAACATTGAGTTCTCGGCGTTCGGCGACAACTATTACACGCAGGTAACGGTGACGCCGACGGTTCCAGCTGCACAAACTGTCACTAGCGGTGCTGGGCCTTACCGGTCGCTTAAGTTCAACACTTTTTCCAGCAGCACTACGACGGCGCTTAATCTGGCGAACTTCATGCTCTCCCAGTACTCGACTACCGATGTGCAGATCTCTAGCATTTCGTGCTTGTCGGAGGCTCAGACAACTTTCAAACTCAACAACCTTGGCGTCCCGACGGCGTTACTGATCGGGATGCAAGTGCCGATTAAGTTTCGTGGAACGACGTACTATGGGATCATTGAGGGTTACACAATGACGGCAACGCCTGAGTCGTCAAGGTGGACTTATTACATTTCGGGCGCGTCGCTTAACTCGACACTCATTTTGGACGACACCGTTTTTGGCAAACTAGGAACAGGAAAACTCGGGTACTAATCATGGCTATAAAAACTTTCACTACTGGCGAAGTGTTGACCGCTTCAGACACAAATACGTACCTAGCAAACAGCGGGCTTGTATTTATTAAACAACAGACAATCGGCACCGCTGTTTCTAGCGTTTCGGTGACTAGCGCGTTCTCAACCGATTACGACAACTATCGGATAATCATAAGCAAAACGACGGTTTCGGCTGTCGGCAACTCAGCATTCATAACGATTAACGGGTCGACCGGTTCGACGTATTCTTCAAACGGTATTTATATGACCCCAACGTCTGGCACCGTCAACGGCTTAGCTTCCAATCAAGTAGCTAGTGGTTTTTGGGTTGGTGTTACAGGCGGTGTTTGGTCTGGAAGTTTTGACGTAATTAGCCCATTTTTGAGTGCTGTAACTAATTTTTTTGGTCAATCTGCTGGCTCTGGCGGTACTTCTTACTACAACACGACAATGGCAGCAGACAGTAACGCAGCGTCAAGTACAGGTTTTTCAGTTGTTCAAGCTGTAGCAAACTTGACAGGCGGAACTATAACCGTTTTCGGCTACCGAAAGAGTTAAAAAATGACAAGACCAAATATCCAAATAGAAGATGAAGTGCGCGAAATGACAGAAGAAGAACACGCCGAATATTTGCGCCTTACCGAAAACAGTTTTGAGGTTTCTAATGATTTGGCGGGTTAGTTTTGTGGCGCTTTTGTTTGCGTCAATCCTCACCGCTTGCGGAGACCGTGAGCGCCTCATCTGTGAACCGCGCACAAAGAACAAAGCATTAAGCGCGACCGTTACAGAAACAACACAAACAACAGAGACCCCACGATATGGGACAGGTGGCAAATGCTAAAAAAACCCGAAAACAGACTCACTAACGAAGAGATCAAAGCGCGGATCGTCATGATCGTCGCGTGTGGCTTGACGCTTTCTTTCGTCGGCTCCGTGTTCACAATTTTGTACGGACTGCTATTTGTTTCACAGCCCGCGACAATGGCGGAACTTGACGCACAGCAGATAAACATCCTTTCCTCGATGCTTCTTACCCTCTCGGGCGGACTCATCGGGCTACTCGCTGGCAACGGTCTCAAAGACAAGCCGAAAGACAAAAAAGATGACAACGCCTAAACCTAAAGTCATGCCATACACAGGCAACAAAGACGCCTCCGCCAATGGCAAAGCCACCCCAGGAGCACACAAACTCCTCGACATTCTCGGCACCAAATGGGGCTTCAAGAACCTCGGGATCTACGCCTACCGACCGATGCGCGGATCAACCGTGCTCTCGGTACACGGCACAGGACGCGCTTTTGACGCTGGCTACAAACAATCCCAGCAAGCACTCGTCACCGAAATCTGTGACTGGCTCGCCGATAACCACGTCGCCCTCGGCATCGAGGAGATCCACCAATACGTCTGGGGAACACACGGACGCGGTTTCCGCTGCAACCGTGACGGCGCTCCAGGCTGGAAAGAATGGGACGCCGAAAACAACGGAGGCCCAGGCGGATACTGGATCCATGTAGAAGTCTCGCCGACGTTCGCCCAGAACCCTCGGCTCATTGTGCAGGCTTGGAAAAAGGTAATCCCCACTTTCGTCACACCGGTCGTGTAAGTTCTCTAGCGTCACCTTCTATCCCTACTACGGAGGCACTAATGGCAGGCAAAATCATCCGACCCGACGACTGGGACGAAGGCACTCTCTTTCATGCACCATTGCATCGAGAACCCGACCGTCCCACTAGCGTCCAAGGCGCTAAAGACGTCAAACACAGGCGAACATCCCAGGCGATGCTTCTGCTCATTGAGTACCGGAACCACAACCTCACCGATGAAGAAGCAGGAGCCCGATCAGGGCTTATCAGGCGCTCACGGTGCTACTGGAAACGGTGCTCGGATCTTCGAGCTGCAGGCTATATCGTGCCTACTGGAGCCACTCGGATCGGCTCTTCAGGATCAGCACAGATGATCTGTGCAATTACCCCAGAGGGCCTCGCAGCTCTTGATTAGGAGGAATTATGTTCACTCGATCAAAGGATCGTCGTTAAGCGACTCGCGGCAGCCGTGCTACTTATTGCCGCTTTCCACCCATCTCCAGCAAGTGCCGAGGCTCTGCCCTTCCGATGCGAATACTACGCAACGAAAGCAGTACAACTCGGCTGGCCCAAAAAGGAGAAAAAGATGCTAAAGAAGATTATGTGGCGCGAGTCGCGTTGTCAGACAACGAGCATCAACCGCAAAGACCCGTACGGCGGATCTTTCGGACTACTACAAATAAACGGCAGTAATGTCGGATGGGCAAAGCGTGAAGGCTATATAAAAAGCCGAAACGACTTAACCAAAAGACACCAAAACCTTAAGGTCGGACTAGAGCTGTGGAAGCTCTACGGATGGCGACCATGGGGAACTAAATCATCCCAATAACAGAAAGAGCCCCTACATGACATTTAACTTAGACAACTACGAGCCAGTAGCGCCCAGACTGGCGCGATGGCTAGAAACCGTCGTCAAGTCCTCAGTGACTCCTCGAGTGATCACAACCCTTCACGCTTACTCTCCAGGCGAGTGGTGCATCTTCAAGGCCGAACTGTGGGAAGGCGACACTCTCATCTCAACTGGCTACGCAGAAGAACATCACACGGATCGGGGCGTTAACTCCACGAGCCACATGGAGAACTGTGAGACCTCGGCGATCGGACGCGCTCTAGCAAACTGTGGCTATGCAGGCTCAGATCCGTCAAAGCGCCCCTCACGTGAAGAGATGACAAAAGTACAACGCATGACACCCAGCGACGCTCCTGAAGGCACACAACGCCCACAGGCATCACCCAATAAGGCAGCATCAGACGCGCAACTCGGGCTCATCCGCACACTGTCTAAGAAACTCGGCTTCGAGGCACACTTTCCTCCAAACTTTACGAGTTACGACGCTTCCCAGGTGATCCAAGAACTCAAAGGCAACGTCATCCCATTGGCGATCCGCGCCGAGTCTTTTGAGGATCCGTTCTAATGGGCCTCATTCAAAAAGCCATCGCCTGGGCAATCATTGTCGGCCTGATCACATTGGTCATCGAGGCCATAATTTACGAGCGCGAAGTATCAGCAAACATCAAAAAAGAGAGGCCCTTCTATGAGTGACGATCAAGTCTGGAACGCATTTATAAGCGCAATACCGGCACAAGACAAAGCCCGACACGACCTAGAGAACTTCCAGGCGCGACTTCTCAAAAACGCGCTACAGGAAATTGAGGATCTGAAACTGGAGATCATCCAGCATCGCGCCGAGATCGTGCAGCTGGAAGAAGTTTTGCAGGGCTACTCGAGCCTTCTGCATGACGTAACACAAGACAGAGACCGCTTTCGCGATGACTGGAAAGCAATGGCAGAGGAGGCTCAAAAGTGGCGCTCATGACGGAGGACGATCACTACCAGGTACACGTTTACCCAAAAGCCCACAAGATCACCCTTGTATTCATCGGCGACTGCTGGGAATACAACAAAGAACTCACATATAACTCATCTGTCTTGCTCAATGACGTGGTCGATGGTTGTTGCTCGAGCGCGCTTGCACCAATGGCACGCGCCGTCCCATTCGTTGAGGAAGGTCTCGCGGTTCTTTCTGTATGACGCGCTATCTAGGTCTTTACGTCGTGGGGCGCTCATTGTTGGATGCCGTCGCCGTGGCAGTCTGGGCACTCCATAGGGCTATCCATGAAGCCTAGGACGCGCCCTGATCCTCCGCATTGTCCACAGATTAATGTTCGGGTCTTGAGTAATGTCTCTGATTTTTTCTCAACGTCATTAGTAATAGTTTCTTTATAAGACGCCTGATTATCCGACGTCGGTTTTTCAGGCGTCGGTGCTTTCTCTTCTCCACGCCTTTTCCACAGCATTTCCACACGAGTCAAGCAGCACTCGTCATACACGATGATCTCGGAGTGCCAGCGTCCCCTGGGGTCTTGGCTTTTTGTGCGTTTGACGAAGCCTGCGTCTTCTAGCTCTTGTAATGCTTTGAGGATGGCATCGCGCCCTTCTTGCCCTTGGCGTGACATTTGGAGCGCTGATGTGCGCCAGTTGTCTGGCATTGATAGCAGGTAGGCGTGTATTCCTCGAGCACGGAAGGAGAGCGAGTTGTTCCTGAGGGTCTCGTTCTTGATGATCGTGTAGTTGATGTGGGGCCGTTCGGCGCGGATGATTGTCATTTTGTAGGGGCTTTCTCTAGTAGTCGTTGTGTGATGAATTGCATGTCTGATGGTCTCCAGCAGT